ATAAGATTATGGTGTTGGGGTTGTACCAGGTTGAGCCGTCGTCGTGCCCGGCTGGACGTTGGTCATTTTGTAAAGCAGCTCGAACGGTACGCCCGAGGAAATTGCAAGGTCACGGATGAACGCCATGTCCTGAGCGCGTTTCTGCATCTCCTCGCGGAAGTCCATACCACGCTGAGAATATAATTCAGACATGGACATTAAGCCCATCTCGATGTCGGCTCGGTCGTTTGCCGCCTCACGGCCTGCGTCCACGGTCACGCGCTTAGGCGTAGTCCATGACACCTTGTACCAATCGGGATTGTCCGGTAGGTCGCCGTTGGCAATGGCGTCTCCGATGAGGTAGCCCCATGTCGGATTGCATACCTTGTCGATAAGGATGCCTTGATGGCGGGAAGCCACACGATCCATCTTAGCGACGATGAGACGGACAGCTGCGGACGTAAGTTTTGAAGGGTCGTTAAACTCGACAGGGATTACGCCACGGTGAGCGTCGGCAAGCACCTCGCCAATGAAGCCGAGGAAGTTGCTATTAGGACGCTGGCTAGCCTTTAGGTCTAAATCTTCTCCAGGCTCAAGAGCAATGAAGTCGCCACCGCCACCATTTTGGATAGCGTTAGCTGCGGAAGGGTTAGATGAAATCTCGGAAGCCAAGTCGCCGAACTCGCCACCGTTACGCTTTAATACGCGGGTAATGTGACCGTGGTCTTTAACTGCTTTCTTTTCGAGAGCAAGTATCTCCATTAAATCTTGGAGGTCGTTCCAAGAGTGTTGCATGATTGGCAGACCGCGTACGCCCGAGACGAACTCAGCGTCGCAAACTTGCATCATACTGTTTGCTAAGATTTGGCGGGACGTGCCGTCTGAACGGATGACGTTAAATGCCGTTACCTCGCCGTAGGCGCCACTCATCACACCGTCAAACATACCTGCTGGGACATCGCCCTCGCTAGGGTTTGCTACTCGGTGTGCTTCGATGCCTTGCAGTTTAGCAACGCCCGAACCGTTCCGCACTTTGCCTAAGAAGAAGTCGCCATCGACTACCCAGCGACGCTCAGCGATGCGGAGTAATTCATTGAAAGAGAAACGGCCAGTGATGTCTAACCGCTGAGTTGCGTTATTCCAATATGCCAAGGCCCTTGCGTTCCAATCGGAGTCGGAAGTTGAAGGCTGAGCTGCGAAACCATCGCCAACGGTGTAGAGCACCAAGTCTCCAACCATCGCACGAATAGGCCCGCTGTTCCTTTCGCCCCACCGCATTTTGCGGAGCATCTCAATGCGTGCTCCCGCAGTAAGGTCACGCTTCTGATCCTGTGCTGGGGACAGTAGTAAGAATGAGCGACGCCCATTGTAGCGCGTACTTTCGTAGCCGGCTGCCGCGTTAGCCTTCGGGGCTTCCGAGGGCTTGCTTACTTTTGGCTTAGTTAATTTCTTAGGAGCACGTGCCATAAATTAAAAGCCGTCGAAGCCTTGGTAGTCGGTGCGAATAATAGTCGTGCGAATACCATAGGTATCGGGGTCAAGTAATTTTAGGGCGTGCTGGCATTCGGCTAAGACTTCTTTGGGAGCGAGGGTAAATGATTTATTAACATTTGAACCGCTGTCGCTGTAACTCATGATGGTCTTACCTTCTTTAAACATGGCTACCGCCTTGTCGCGAATAGCGAGAATGTCGGACTCAGTTAAGCCTACGAAAATACCGGATGCCATCTTACAGTTGCCTAAATGTAAAGAGGGGGTGCTGAGCAGGTACAAACAACCCCGCGCCTGCCGGATATAAAAACCCACCCAGCACCCTTAAGTTAATTAAGAGAAGAAAATGCAGACGATGCAAACGATTATAAAGCATCGGAAGTTTCTGTGGAAGTGTCGTCGGCCTTGTCTCGACCTACGATGCCCCAGCGAATAGCGATAAGCATCGAGAGCACTTCGCAGTCCAGAGCGTGATTGTCCTTCTTGCCCTGCGGCAATATCCACATGGCTTTGCCGGTGCGCTTATCCCGCACGCGTACCTCGGCATCCATTTGCTCAGCGTACTCAGTCGGAGCGTCGAGCGGGAAGGTGTGCAACTTACGCATACGCAAACCGTGGAGAATGTCTTTCAGCGACACAGCGGAGAAAATAATAAGACGAGCCGCACGCACCGCTCCTGGTACTGCGACCCTCTGCGGATCAGAGTAAATGCGACGACCGCCCTTAACCGTAAAATCTTCCTGCCCGCTTCCCTTCGATACTTTCCAATCACGCTTAGAGGCTTCGGAATAAACGAGCTGCGTTTGGTCGCCTGAGTCCACCATCACTAGCCCCTTGTTTACGTTGTGGGCTTTGGCTAATGCGTCCAATTCCTGCCACGTCTCAACCTTGCCGAAGTAGCGCATCCTAGACTCGCCACGTAATGACCAGGAGCGAATGACCGCCCAAAAGTGTCCACGTTGAACGTCGATGCCCATCGTCCGAAAAGGTATTGAGCCTGCGGCCTTCTCGCTGTCCACGCCCTGCAATTTACCGCGAGCGTTAATCGTGGCCTCGCCATCCCACGCGTCGGCAAGTTTGTACTCGGAAGCCTTAGCGTCGGTAATCATCGTGCCGCCTTCTTCGCTCCATGGCATCGCCAGCCGCTTCTGTTTGAAGATTCGCCTCGGGGCATTGTCTCCGTACTGCTCTGCCGCCTCAGAGGCCTCGAGCATCATTACCCCTAACTCGCCCCAGCTCATTTGTGCGAGGCTGTTCCAATGCAAGCCCACGTGCCCGCTAATCGACGCAGGGCCTGTGGCAATAAACTCTCCTCGCTCATTTGCTGTAATCCGTGTGCCGTTGGTATCCGGTAATCTTTCGCGGCAACTTATGCACTCGTACGTTGTGCCCTTCGCTACTTTTAATTTATCCCAGCCAGCAGTAGACTTGGCGTCCTCGGGGAAGCGTACTTGCTCCCATACCCACGGCTGAAGAGAGTCGCACTTCGGGCAGCGGAAATGCCAATCTCTCCGATCTGTGGACTGCCAAGCCAAGTCAAAGTCGTCGCCAGCGATACCGCCCTGCGATGCAAAGATGCGTTTGCCCATCCAACCAAAAGCCGTCACACGTGCCGAAGCCTCAGCCATATGCCCTTTAGGCCAGAGCCAGCACTCGTCGCCAATCAGCCAACGGATAGACCGACGTTGCAAGTTTTTATCATTATGCGCGCCTAAGACCCAGCAGGTCATGCGGTCAAAAAGAATAGTCGAGCTGCGGTCTAACTCAGGGACGAGTCGGTCTTTTACTGCGGGGCAATTATCCCACAAGGGACGTAGAGTTATTAAATTAAAGTCGCGGGCGTTTTGGTCGTTGTCTTGCAGCACAAGCGTCGGCCCTGGTTGCCTCGATGCGATGTGACAAGTCGTTAGCCCTAGCGTCAGCGTTTTACCGCTTTGGATAGATGCCAATATAAGGCAGAGGGATACGCTCGGGTCGGTGGTGATCCGTAGCGCCGCGGCTACCCATGGATACCGCTCAGGGTTATACGGCCCGCTGAACGGTGAGCCAGGGATTGCCGTAACGTTTGCAGCCATCCAATCAACCACGTCACCTGTGTCCGATGGACGAAGCACCGAGCGACCTAATGCAATAAGCGACGCGTCAGCCATGCTTTGTTTCTTTCTCGATTATTTTTTTCAAGATGCGACGCTTCTTATCTCGGAATGGTCTAGATGGCTTAGGCATCTTTTTGCGTTTCATCTTTGGAAAGAATGTTGCGGGCTGAGCGTACCCATGCCTCAAGAGCTTTAATCGCCATTGCCGGGTTATCGGGGTTGCACTTCTCGGCACAATCGAGTCCGAGCTTGTCTAGTACCGCAAGCACTTCGCCCATAAGTTGTCGCATGGCCTCCTCGGCTTCCTCGCGCTTAACAAAGTCACGAGACTCTTTTAGTCGCACCTTCTGCTCGTCTTCTAACGCCATCAAAGTTTTGAGCGAGGCATTGTACGCTGTTTGATACTTGCCCTGGTTGCTATCGCCCTGATCCATCGATGCCTCCCACACGCCTTGAGCCTGTGAGACTAAACGCCTGTGCTGCTCAATTGTAGTTTTTAGTGTACCGTCGTCGAGCGAGTCCGGTGTGACTTTCGCCTTCGGTGCAGGCTTCTCGCGTCCGTCTACCTGTGCATCTCTCCATGCCTTCGCTTCTTCTATGCTGGTGATAGGCATTCCCTTGCGAACAAGCGTAGCGATGTACTGAGGCGTGACCCCTAGAGCCTTCGCGATGTCTTTTAATTGCAGGGCCATCAGGTCTTACGCGACCCTCTCGGTTTCGCTAATAATGCAGGTTTCCTTGGGGTAGCCTCCGTTTTTTTGCCACGGTGCGTTGCCA